AAATTTGAATATGCGTTACCCCCGGAAATCTACGCAAGCAAGCCATATTAAATTTAATTCTGCTGTCCCAAATAGTGATAGCAGGCTCACGTGAATGGGCAAACAACTCTGCCTTTGTAACTTGATATCCGGTAAGGTTAATTAGCTCTTCCGTTTCCTCCGGCTGCCCCTCCAAAGGCACGCTGTTATTAAAATAGTGTTCAGTCTGTGTCGTGTCCATCGTTTGTATCAATTCCTCTCGTTAATTTCTCCATTGACAATCGAAGTTGTTCAGGAGATGCAGTTGTAAATTGTTCAATACCGGGTGCAAGAATACTCTGTGCTTGTGAGTTCCACTCGGCTTTCGGTGCAATATAATAAAAACCATTCTCAAGGGCGTGTTCATAAAATCCTTCGCCGAAATCGCCGTCCCATTCTTCGGGGCAAAATTCAACACGGCGCTTAACGCTTGATGCATCCCCGTCATTAACCGTAAGAAGTGTGGCGGGTACGGCATTGGGCAGATTGAAAACAATAATCTGCTCTGAGCCACGAAATGCCCAAGTGCCACGGATTTTATAACTATACTCTGGATTCCAGTTCATAATGCTGTAAAGGGCATTGCCAAAGTGCTGACAGTTTAAGGTCTTTGAATAGATAGGTTTTTCCGGGTCGGGTCGCCATCTTATGCTGTGCGTATCCGACTTTTTGCACGGGCGGATGGCAATGCGTCGTTCGGTAGGATGCAGCAACAGTTGAATATAGGCAATGTTATCGAATTTTTGAACGCAGAATTTATTGAATGAAATCCTTTCGTTTGAAATATTGATAACGGGACCTTCGTATCGATGCTGAAGAAAGTGGCTACGGACAACCTGGTAACCATCAAGGTCGAATGCACAAAAAGCGGATTTGCTGATACTTTTAGTGCTACGTGGCTGTCGAACACTATTGGAAATGTCATAGTAGGTGCCTGGGTCGTCATTAATCCAATGATGGTTTATAGGAATAAATCCCGTAAATATACCCTCATCAATGACATGAAGAAGCGGAAGTCCTCCACGCATATGGTGCTTGCGGTTCTGTAAAAGCACTTGCACGGCTTCAAATGTTTCAACAGAAACAATGGCATCGTGGTGACCTGTATAAAGATATTGGTCGCGGTCTTGATTATTTCTTTTATGCTTATGTTCGTATAGGTCTGCCGTGAAGGTTTTCCAAGTAAGAACACTTCCGCAGTAACGCTCATTTGTAAGAATATAGCCTACGGACCCGCTGTTCCATCCTGTGCCGCCGGACTTTGTTTCACAGCCAATATCTGTGAGAATATTTGCTATCTGGGATTGTGACCATCCGGCAAGATAGGCATCGTAGATAAAGCGGACGATTCGAGCCTCACTCTCATTTATGGTAAGGGGTGCATATTTTATGTATCTGCCGGTTACATCCTTTGGTCGGTCATACCCCAAAGGAGCAGGTGTCAGCAACTTGCCGTCCTTAAACCGCTGTTGGAGGGACCAATTCATAGCCTCACTCTTTTTTACCGACTCTTCCTGTGCAAAGGTTGCAAGGAAGGAAAGCATAAATTCGGTGTTTTCCGAAAGAGTATAAAGGTTGTCAGTTTCAAAAAATACACCCACAGGAGGATTGAGACCCTTCAGCATACGAATAAGTGATATGCAATCAACGAGGTTTCTTGCAAATCGAGATACGCTTTTTGTTATAATAAGGTCGTATTTCCCGCGTTTGCACTCTTCAATCATTTCATTGAATTGGTCTCTGTTTTTCAATGAAGTACCCGAAATGCCCTCATCAGCATAAATGTGTCTTAATTCCCAATTGGGGTGGTCTTCTACGAGCTGGCGATAATGTGCTTGCTGAAGTTCAAATGAAGATAACTGTTCATCGTTATCCGTGGAAACACGGCAATATGCACACACACGATAAATATGCCCCTCGCTATATAAATCTGCTTTGGGTTTTGCAGGTATAAATGTTCTGTTACTATCATCTACCGTTTGATAAATTTGTCGAAGTTGCTCTCGTTCTTGCATATTTGCCATAATCCCGCCCTCTTACTAATCTGTGCTACTTTTTGGTAACTGCCAATACCAGCCACCGTCTTTCTTTATCGACCTAATACCCATCTGTTTTTTTATATTCATAATGGTTCGTTCGCTTATATTTTCTTTGTTGAACATAGTGCGAATTTCCGAAACAGCAACCGGTCCATCTGCAAGTACAACTCGAAGGATGTCGGCTGCTCGTGCCTGTTTTGTAGTTTTCTCCTGTATATCATACGAAAGTTGAGAACCTTCGTATTTGTCGGGGTCAATATCTAACCACTCCAATTTCCGTGATGCATCAACGGAGAAAAACAAATCTTTACCTTTTGGAGAAAGGCTACTTTTTACATGGTGAATAACTGAAATTGCATCGTCCTGTAAATGCTCAACTTGAATTACACTTCGAGCCGCAGCCACAAGGTCTATACTTCCAAGGCTACGATATAATTCTTTTGAGCTTTGCTTTTTGTTAAGGTGTCCAATTAAGACTACGGCGCAATCATACATTGCTGCCCATAAAGCAAGCTGTCGTAGCACCTTTCTTAGCCGAGATACGCTTGCTATATCGGTTTCTCCAAGGTATGCCTGTATAGGGTCGATAACTAAAAGTTTAGCATTAAAATCAGCAATAGCTCTGCGAACGGAGTCATCATTAAGCGTTATAAAGTTTGTTTCCTCATCTAAAAAAGCGACATTGGAACAATCCGCCCCGGCTGCCGTCAAACGAGGTTTTATTGTGTCACTCAATCCATCTTCAGAGCATTGATAGATGACGTGCATAGGCTTTTTCGGCTTTCTGCCGTCAGGAGCAGCCGTTCCATTGGAAACAGCGGAAATGATGTTCATCATAAGGGTGGATTTGCCACAACCTGGGTCACCCTGTATTAATGTGATTTTTCCAAAAGGAATATACGGATACCACAGCCAGTCAACTGATGTTTCCGATATACTGCTGTAAAGTTTCAACTGACCGTCACATAAATCAAGCATCGTCTTATCCTTCCCGAAACGCCAAATTTCGCTCCTTTTGGTAATATCATTCATATTTTAAACTGCATCGTTACACTTTGCCATAAACCACAACTTACATTTTTTGCGATGTGTATAGTGTCAATTTACATTTTGTCAAGGTTGCAAAATGCGGGGAGAGTATTTGCATTGTCACCTTGCATCCTTGAAATATACAGCGTTGCTATGTGCAAAAGTTAGAGTTAATATATGATGACCTTGATGGCCCCAGAGAATGGAGGATAAAATGATAGATTGCGAAAGCATCGGCGCCAGAATACGGTGCCACAGAAAACAAAACGGCCTGTCGCAAGAAGAACTTGCTGAGCAGGCCGAAACAAGCAGGGTTTACATTAGTAATATTGAACGTGGGGAGGCAGCCCCAAGTCTGGAGGTAATACTGAATATTGCAAATGCACTTTGTGTATCTGCGGATGATTTACTTGCCGGAAATCTCCTTTCTGCGAATTCAGATAGAATGGAAAAAGAAATGGATATTCTGTTTGATTGTTCGCAAGAAGAAAGTCGTATACTTTTAGAAAGTATGCAGGCATTAAAGAAGATTCTTCGAAGATACAAAATTACAAAATAAATGCAACTGGGTCACCAAGGCGCATCCGCACTCCGCTTGGGGTGCTGTTTGCGTTACACGGCAGGTACATCAATTGCCGTTCCATTCTTGAATAAAAAGGTAATTCTATTATCCTTGTGAACTGTTGCCGTTTCCAATAATGAAATCCACAGCCTTTCGTCCCATTGTTCAAGGACGAGGGGTTGTTTTTCTATGGTGCCGATAAAAATGCGGAATTCACGGTCACGCTGCATCCGGCTGTCCCTTTCTGCGGTTACGGACTTGAGCTTTTTTACGGTCTTTTCGTATCGGCTAACCAGGCTATTGTATTTTTTAGTGTATTCTTCTTGGGATTGCTCCTTTGAGGCATTTTCCTTGATGCACTGGCTCACCAGTTCGGCAACCACCTGGATTTCCTCGTTCAACTTGTCGATTTCGACATTCAGCTCCGCGCAATCGCATACCAAAGACCGCATAGCCTCGCAGGCTTTAAGGAGTATATCTCGGTCAGCCATCAGGGTGTTGTAGGCTTTAAGGAACATCTGCTGTATGGTTTCGGTGTCAAATGCCGGGGTTTCGCACTTTGCCTCACCGCTGAATTTGTGGTTGCAGCGCCATACCTCTCTGCGGTATGGGTCGTTTGAGTGCCAGGTCTTTTTGCCGTAAAAGCTACCACAATCTCCGCAGATGAGCTTGCTTGCGAAAATGCTCATCCCGCTATAACCACGTCCCAGGTTTTTTCTACGGGAAATCTCGTTCTGAACCATATCGAAGTCCATCGGTGTTACGATTGCCGGATGGCTACCCTCGACATAATATTGAGGAATTTCACCCTCGTTGACCTTTTGCTTTTTGGTGAGGAAATCTACGGTATATTTCTTCTGCAGCAAGGCATCACCCTTGTATTTTTCGTTTTGGAGGATGCTCATAACCGTGGTTTGACTCCACTTGGTTTTACCGCTTGGTGTAGGAATGCCCAGGCTATCAAGGTGCTTACAAATGCCCGCTGGGGTTTTGCCCTCAAGGAACAATTTGTAAATCAGCCTAACGACCTCGGCTTCTTTTTCATTGATGGCGGGCTGTCCGTCCTCACCCCGATCATACCCAAGGAAATGACTAAACGGCATAGTAACCTTGCCATCTGCGAACCGCTTACGCTGACCCCAGGTAACATTCTCGGAAATGCTACGGCTTTCCTCCTGGGCAAGGCTCGACATAATGGTTATGAGGAGTTCACCCTTGCTGTCAAAGGTATAAATATTTTCCTTCTCGAAGAAAACCTCAACATGGTGTTCTTTGAGGGTTCGTACTGTAACCAAGCTGTCAACGGTGTTACGTGCGAAGCGACTCACACTCTTGGTTACAATCAAATCAATCTTGCCCGCCAAGGCATCGGCTATCATTTCATTAAAGCCCTCACGGCGTTTAGTGTTCGTGCCGGAAATACCCTCATCGGTATAAACCTTTACAAACTCCCAATCGTCTCGTTTTTTGATGTAATTGGTGTAATAATCAATTTGGGCTTCATAGCTCGTGAACTGCTCGTCACTATCCGTGGAAACACGGGCATAGGCCGCGACTTTCCTCTTTGCAATAGAGGCTGTCGGTAACGCAGTAAACTTATCCCTGGTGGCAGGAATAACCGTTATTGCTCTCGCCATATTTTCTGCTCCTTTCAAAGGCTTTTTGTCTTGCTTTTTCTCGTTTTTCTGCTGTCCAGGACTCCCGTCTTGAACGGTCTGCCCAGGTCAATGTTTGCACCGAACCATCCACTAAATGAAGGTGGATTTTATTACCCTCATCAACCACGATTTTATCGATGCTTTGCATTCCGCCGGGAATGGTAGCCACAATCGCATCAATCTCCGTTTCCGGGACCTGCTTTGAGGCACAGAAGGCTTTTCCACGTTGGTTAAAAGTCGCACACACCCAAACCACCTGTGTGCTTGTTATTTTTCGGCGGTAGTGCTTACCGCACTTTGCACACTCGATTTTTCCTGAATACGGGTATCTTTTAATCGTTGTGTTCTTGGGTGCGTAGGCTTGGGTTCTCCGTTCAATTTCAATCTGCACCGCAAGGAAGGTGTCCATATCGATGATGGCTTCGTGGGTATCCGTTGCGTGGTATTTGGGGAGTTGCCCGTCATTCCTTATAACCTTTTTGCTGATGTGGTTTTCAGTAAAGGTCTTTTGAAGGATAAGGTTTCCCGTGTAATTATAATTGCGGAGAATTTTCTGTATTGTATTTGGATGCCAACGCTCCCCTCGGAGTGGGCGAATTCCGTCAGCGTCGAGTCCTTTGCCGATTTGGGTAACACCCGAGCCTGCAAGGTACTCTGCGAATATCCGCTTTACGATTGCCGCCTTTTCCGGCACAATCTCGTATCTGCCGTTTTTAAGATGGTAACCGATGATTTGGGCACTCCAAGGCAGACCCTCTTCAAAGTTCTTTTTGATGCGCCACTTTTGGTTTTCGCTTGCGGAACGGCTCTCTTCCTGTGCGTATGATGCAAGGATGGTAAGCATCAGCTCGCCGTCGGCGCTCATCGTGTGGATGTTCTGCTCTTCAAAATAAATGTCCACCCCGTAGGCTTTGAGCAAACGGACAGTTTCGAGAAGTGTCACGGTGTTGCGGGCAAAGCGTGAGATGGACTTGGTCAGCAGTATATCAATTTTCCCGTTACGGCAATCAGCAATCATTCTTTGAAAGTCGGCTCGACCTTCCTTTGTGCCGGTCATAGCTTCATCGGCATAAACACCGACAAACTCCCAGCCGTCTGTTTTCTGTATGAGGTCATTATAATAACTGACCTGGGCGGATAAGGAGTGGAGCATTGCATCCTTGCCGGATGAAACACGGCAATAGGCTGCGACTTTCTTCTTGCTTTCGAGCTTTGGCGGGTGGATAATTCTCGTTACTTTTGGCATCATAAAACCTCCTTTCCAGGTAACATATTACCTCTAAAAGGGGTATTTATCCAGTCATTTTCTCGATATAAACTGATAGAATTGATACCAAAAATCTCGCACATCTTTGTCTCTATTACACCATATTCAGTTGCGTTTATTAGTCCTTTTGAGAGCATAACCCGCGCCTGTGCCATAGCCGACTTATAACCCAAAAGGGACTTGAAATCATTATTCTCCATCGCGCTTATTCCTTTCTCGAAAACAAGCCTGGGAGCAGTATTTTCGGTTAGCACCACTATAGTCGTTAAAGGTTTTACCGCAGGTGGCACAGACGTGTGGAACTATACTTGAGCTGTTTCTCTCTTTGCGGTGCTTATTCCACCAAACTTGCTTACATTGGTCAGAGCAGAAAAGACGCGGGCGCTGTTTTGATTTTTCCGTAATTAGCCCTCCGCAATTCTTACAATTTACACCCGGCTTGTGAGTTGTAGCTGTAAGACCTTGCCTGTAGCAGAATGTCTTGATTGCACTTACTGAAAAACCTGTTTTTTCCGAGATTTCCGCATAGGACAGATTGCTCTTACGCATTGAGATAATGCCTTCTTTTTCACCTTTTGTCATAGTGAAGTCCTCCGTTCTGAGGGGTTTCCTCACTATGCCCCTGCGGATGAGACTCTCGTTTTTTCAATGGAAATACAAAAAAGTTGCAAAAAAAATAATGCCCACCGAACCAAAACGGCTCGATGGGCATAAGTTTAGTTAGGGATTTTCAGTTTCATACCGCTGTAGATGACATTGGAAGTAAGGTTGTTGAGTTCCTTAATTTCCGGGTAGCGGTTGCCCTTGCCGAGATATTTTGCGGAAATATCCCAAAGGGTGTCGCCCTTCACAACAGTATGGATGCGGTAGGTTTCCTTGGGAGCAGAACCGACAAGAGCCAGGTCTTTGATGTTCACCGGGGACATAATGGCATTTTTGCCGTCCTCGCTTTCGTTGATAACAACACGGTCACCCTTCAAAGAGTGGACATACCAGTTCTTGTTTTTAACCCAACCGGGGATGGTCTTGCCGTTGTAGTACTTGGTGCCCGTAATTTTTACGAGGTCACCCTTGTCGATGGTAGTATCCGCAGGCTTTTCGGCAGGCTTTTCAGCGGGCTTGGATGCGGTGAGCAGAGCCTTTACGTCAGCACGGAAGGTATCCATCGATTTTCCATGCTTTGGAAACCAGTTTTTAGGGTCTCCGTGGTTTGATGCCACGCCTCTCTTATAGCCCTCGTAGTGGCCAATGACCACGCCGTCCTTCATAGGGTCAAGGTTGTATTCTTTGCAGAGGTACGCAACGAACTCAACCGCCTCCTTGTAAACGGCATTAAAATACGAGGCATCGGTCAAGCCGTCCTCACAAATTTCAAAGCCAATATGGGTGTTGTTCGCAGAGCCACCTGCGTGCCAGCCTCGATGATTCCAAGGCAAACATTGGTATGTGGCAATAGAGCCGTCTTTCAGCTTGCCAATGAAGGCGTGGACACAGACCTCTCTGTCCATCGGCTGATTCCAATGGTTGTTATATTGGTTCTTGCCGAGCTTACCATCATCGGGGCCGACATAGCGTTTCAGCCACGGGTTATTTGCACCCGTGGAGTGAACCATAATGCCTTTAACAGTAATTTTGCGACCCGCCTTGTAACAGGCATTCTCGGTCATAATAAGTTTCTGCAGATTCATATCACTTGTCCTCCTTCGTAGTCTTGGTGAGCTGCTTTGCCACCTGGTTGGTGCCTGTCGCAGACAGACCGCTTGCTGCACCTACGATAATGGCAACGAGCAGATTTTCCGTACCCATCGTGCCTGGGACGAAGTAGAAAGCCACCACACCGCAGATGCCGCCCAGAACACAGGCAATCAGCGGAATGAAACGCTTGAACTTCTCATCACCGCCCATAGCGGTTTTGGTGATGTCGATAATGGTGTACACAATAGCCACCAATGCGGGAATAACAGTAAAATCAGTCATAATCTTTTCCTCCGTTTCTTATTTGTGAGCTTGTTTGTTAATGTGCTTTTCGAGTTGGTTAATGGCATCTGTAACGGGACCGTTGCAGCCTTGCTCCTTCAAACCCATCAAGCAGGCAAGAATACCGTGGACAAGCACGGTCTGTTCTTCCTTGATGGCTTTGATATCACGGTCTTGCTTTTCCTGTTTCAAAAACCACTTGTGTACGGCAAATACCGCACCGAGAATGACGCCGAGAGCCGTTATTACTCCGGCAATTGCAGTGATGTCCATAGCCGTTTTCTCCTTTCTTTTATTCAAGCCATGTCGGTTTTTCCGGCACGACAAGTGTAT